TAGGGGTCCGGACCTCGTCTTTCTGTCTGCAGAGCGATTCTGCGACTAGTCCACATAGGAGAAATCTACGTGCCAACCCAGTTTACCGCGTTTCCTCCTACTACGATGGCTTCATCGTCGTGGAAGGTTAGGGACAGGTCCTGGAATAACACGTTTGATTACCCTAATGTGTCTACACGGGATCTTCCGTACAACTCGTACCTCGATACCCAACGAGTGGCCCGAAATGGCTACTTCGCGGGGTTGTGGTCACAAGCGTCCGGCGGTTCCGTGATCTACTCAGTGCCGCCTACAACGAACTTGGCGTCCTACTCCTACATCAACAATCTGATGAATACGATGCTATCGTATGCTCAGGTTGGTGACGCGGATGGGAAGCTGTTCAATGAGGCGTATGTGTCTGCTCTCACGAAGATTGCAGATCAGAAGGTTAACCTCGCGGTTGCCTTCGCTGAGGCAAGGAAGAGTTTGGATCTTCTAGTGGATGCGGCTGGCCGCATTTACAGGGGGTACCGAGCCTTTCGCCGTCGCGATCCACGAGGGATTGCGCGGGCTCTTAACATCACCCCTAGTCGACTTCACAAGAGTTGGTTAGAGTATAAGTACGGGTGGATGCCTTTGCTTATGGATGTTAAGGGTAGTGCTGAGTTTGTCGCTCAGCACCATTTCGGTCGTGCTCCTCGGTTCAGCGTCATCGGAACGGCTAAGCGGACTTACAAGTCCGTGAAAACTGTCCCGTACACGTTCCCCGGTGGAGGACCTACCGTGCCCATAGTCGACACCCTCACGGGTGAGATTCTGTGCAAGGTAAAAATAGAAGTGGAGGTTCGCAATCCTCTTCTATCGACCGCCCAACAGTTGGGCCTGACAAACCCAGCATTAGTTGCCTGGGAGCTGACGCCGTTCAGTTTCGTCTTCGACTGGTTCATTTCAGTTGGAGACTACCTGACTGCGCTGACTGCTCTACACGGGGTTGATGTTGTCCGTAGTTTTAAGTCGTATACGTCCGAGATTTACGTCGACGAACGCTTCGCCGGAGCTGTTTACAAATCCGGTGGAGTGACGTATGGCCATAGTTTCGAGCAACGCGATATGAGACTGCGGGAGTATCAACGGACTCCATTCACCGCGAACCCGCTCTTGATTTACCCGCCGCGTCGTGAGAATCCTTTGAATACATCGAAGGTTATTACGGCGTTGACGCTGCTCAGGGGCAAATCGCGTCTACTCGACGCACACTTCAACTAACCCTTTCATTAGGAGAGTTATATGGCATCAGCTGCCGACCTCACCCTCAAGAACAACGCCGCCGCCAACGTCACGTTCAGCGTCTACTCGGTCAACCCGGATAGCGTTGAATGGACGGAAAACGGCGCAGCGTCGATTCTTGGTACGTCTCGCGCTGTGGTGAGTCGAAAGATTCCTGCAGACAAGGCGAACGGTGTTTACCGCATCGGGGGCAAGCTCACGCGTCCCGTGGTTAACGCGACGACGGGGAGCTTGGACGGTACCCTGACGGGTACCTTCGAGATCCTGCGTCCTGCGAAGCTGGCGTCGTCTGAAGTCGATGAACTGGTTGCTCGCTTTAAGGAGCTTGTTAGCCAGGCCATCGTCAAGACGGCTGCCGAATCCGGCGCAATCCCGACCTGATCTTAGGAACCGACATGAGCATTTCAAGCGAATTGAAGCTCATCAGCGACATGGCTCTAGGCCTATCGCAATTGACGGCCTATCCGCTCGATGCGGAGAAGCTCGACGTTGCTATGCTTGCGTGTGCCGACTTTCTTCGGAAAGTCGATAGCGTTAAGCGTAGTCTGACCGACTTTATCACGACCGACCCGGTCGTGTTGGAGTCAGTGAAGCCTGAGGGAATACCGTGGATGGAGATGCCTTACCGGTTTGCTTGGTCCTTTCGTAAGGAAGACCTGGAGAACTGGGAGGTAACGTCTACTTTTGGACAGGTCCTCGACTTGTGGGTATCAGACCCCATGGGTAAGAGATCTGAATGAAAGACGACTCTCGATACTGGACCCGAGCGACTCCTACGAACCGTAAGGTTCGGAAAGAGTTGCTTGGCTCGCTAGGGGTGACCCTTAGCGACTACAGGGCTCGTCCAGAGCTTCTGTCAACCGTTGCTACGGACCTATATGAATCACTCAACACGCCTATCTCACTTAGTTGCGAGATATTGTTGCGGCATGGAGAACTCGAGCAACTAGTTCGAAAATCTGTGCTTTCTGAGTCTTATAATTCCTCTAGTAGGTTTGCTGACGACTACCAAGCCGTCGGTTTTCTGAAAAAGGCCCCGTTAGAAATACCGGGTGTAGACACAGAAGCTGCTGCCAAGGAGAAATTCTTGGAGGCAGAAGCCGCGTGTAAGCTGACTAACGCTAGAATCCGACAGTTCGTTTCCACCCCCGATAGGGTAAGTGGGCCCACAAGGCGCGTCATAACGACAGCTATGGGAAAAATCAACGAAGTATTGGGTTCGACCGTTGACAGCCGTGAGTGGATCTACGCGTGTCGTTTCGGCCCCGGCGGGTTTAACCACCCTAGGGTCAGTGGACTCACGTCCATTTATGACAAGCTGCAAGTCCGGCCGTCCGTGTCTCCCGACATGGCGGTTGTGGGGGTTACGCTCGTGCAGAGCAACCCTCACTGGGCACGTTCGATTACTGACTCTGAAGTGGAGGGCTACTGGCCTTTCGTAACGGAGGAAGATGTCGACGTAGTTCCTGGCAATAGAGTAGCCTTTGTACCAAAGACCGCTGTCACTGATCGCACGATTGCGATTGAACCGCTTCTGAACATCTATGCCCAACTAGGGCTGGGTGGGATGATGCGGCGACGTCTGCGACGTGTGGGGATAAACCTTGACGACCAAGCGCCTAACCAGCGTGCGGCTCTGAAGGGTTCGTGTGATGGCTCTCTAGCGACCATTGACCTTAGCTCTGCGAGCGATACAGTTGCTCGTGAGTTAGTGCGGCTGCTGCTCCCACCGGAGTGGTATGCACGCCTTGATCTTTGCCGGAGTAAATTCGGTGAGTATGAGGGTAAATGGTTACGTTATGAGAAGTTCTCCTCGATGGGGAACGGTTACACCTTCGAACTTGAGACCTTGTTGTTCTGGGGTCTCGCTATCGGAGTGTGCTCGGAGCTTGAGATCAGCGCTGATGAGGTGCTGGTTTATGGCGACGACATCGTAGTCCCAGTTGCCGCATACGCGCTCCTGGAAGAGGTCCTAACGTTTTGCGGCTTTAGCCTTAATAAGCTGAAGTCGTTTGCGTCGGGGCCCTTTAGGGAGTCGTGCGGTAAGGACTACTTTGGTGGTACTGATGTCCGTCCATTCTTCATCAAAGAATTACCGTATGAGATTGAAACTCTCTTTCGCCTTGCTAACGGCCTACGCATGCGTGCTCATCGGTGGAACAACCGTAATGGTTGCGACCGCCGACTGCGCGCTGCATGGTCTACCGTCGTGCGGGCAATCCCTCGTTCAGTACGTCAGCACTGTCGCGTCCCTGCTCACGCAGGGGACAGTGACGGACTGAAATCGAACTGGGATGAAAGCCAGACTTCCTCCTTCGTCGTCTCTAACAAGGACGGCTGGGAGGGTGTGTCCGGTATACGGTACCAAGTGTCCCCTGTTGAAGGGGCAGCATGTTCTAACATGCTCGGTGTGGTTGCGAGTCTTCTGTACCGCTTGGGTGACGGTGGTAAGTTGGAGCATCAGCTACTCGGCCTTCCCCGCGAGGGGTGGGC